CACACATTACGATGGTTCTAATTACATCATATTCTTTATAATTATATAATGGAACAAATACCTACACCTAAGAAAGAAAGAAAGTTTTTAAAAGCCATTGTGCGCGTTGCAGGTGTTTTAGTGCAAGAGCTGGCACTTGGTTTAGGAAGAAAATACATAGGTAAAATGATAAACAAAATTAAGATTCAAAAGAAAAGAGAAACGCTATCCTTTCTCCTCCTCCTTTCCTGCACCTTTGCCTTTGCCCAGTACCCAGCAACGGGGAACAAACAGAGACTTGGTTATCAGACTACGGGAGATGGTCTTGTTTTTAGGGGAAGGTCAAACGATACAATGGCATTAAAACCTTCTACTTTAAATAATGCCTACCATCTATTTGACACAGTTAACAATGTCTTATTTAGCTATATTAAGACTAAAGGAGGATGGCAATTTAATAATAGCGATACAGTCATTGTAAACAACAATTTTATACAGCCTGTTGACTCATTATTTTTTAAAACAAGTGTATCTCCAAACAATGTGGACACTGCTAAAATGCGATGGGATTATGAGTTAGGTACGGTTGTTTTAGGAATGTACGACAAAGTGCCCAATGAATTAGGATTTAAAAACTTTTGGCTTGTCAAGAATCAAACAGGCTCAACTATTACAAAAGGCAGCATCGTGTATGCTAATGGCACGGTGGGCGCAAGTGGAAGAATAACAGTTGCAAAATTTATCGCCAATGGCACTATTGATGCTAAATATTTATTAGGAATAACGGCACATGATTTAAGCAACGGTGAGGATGGGTACGTTATTTCTTTTGGTAAAATAAGGCAAGTCAACACCGATACCTTTGCGGCTGGTGCAATCCTTTACCCTTCGCCAACTACGGCAGGTGTTTGGACAGACGTTGAGCCAGTTGCTCCTAATATTGATATGCCAATAGGCTTTTGTATTAATTCTCATGTAAATAATGGCACAATATCAATAAGAGTAGCTTCTGGTTACGCATTGCATGAGCTTCATGATCTTGCTATTTCTTCACCAGGTGAAAAATCAAGTTTATATTATTCTGAAGGATTATGGAGAGATACAACTGCGGCTTTGTTGGTCAGTGACACGGCAAGTATGTTGACAAATTATTTGCGAACAGGTGTTGCAGCTTCGACGTATCAAGCAAAGTTAAATGGTACTGGATTTGTAAAAGCAAGCGGAACAACCATAACTTATGATAATTCAACCTATTTAACATCGTCAACAGGTGTGACAACCTTTTCCGCAGGATCAACAGGTTTAACTCCTTCAACTGCCACATCTGGAGCAATTACTTTGGGTGGCACATTAGCATTAACAAACGGTGGTACAGGTTCAACATCTGCATCTGCGGCAAGGACTGCGTTAGGCGCAACAGTGCGAGGTGCTAATACCTTTTTATTGACAGACATTGGAGCAATATCATTTTTAAGATATAATGCAGATAATACTGTAGATCAAAGAGCAGCAGATGGTATGCGAAGTGATTTAGGAGGTACAACGATTGGACAAAGTATGTTTACTTTAACCAATCCTTCTGCTGTAACATTTCCAAGGTTTAACGCTGATAATACGGTTACTGCTTTAGATGCTGCAAGTTTTAGAACGGCAATCGGAGCAGGAACGGGTACAGGCACAGTTACAAGTGTTACAGGTACTTTGCCTATATCTTCATCCGGAGGAACAACTCCTAATATTACAATAGCTAACGCTGCAGTATCTACAACAGGTGTAGTAACTGCAACTACTCAAACATTTGGAGGCGCTAAAACATTTAATGGTGTTTTAAATGCAAGTAGTGATTTAAATGTTACAGGCTTAAGCGCATTAACAGGAGGGGCAACTATTGGTACAATGGCAACAACTTCCTCATTAACTCATGTTATTGGTGTAAATAGTAGTAATGCGATTGGTGAAATAGGAGTCAGTGATGGAATTAAATTTTCTGCAGGTTTTTTAGGTTTAGATAGTTATAAAACTATTGCTATAATGGATTTTCCAAATACAAGCGCACAATCATCAAGCGATCTTACATCAACAGTTACAGGTGCAGTTGCAGGCAGTCCTGTTTTATTGGGAGTTCCAAATGCTTCTGTTGTAGCAAACACATCATATAGTGCATGGGTTTCTTCTACAAATACAGTTACGGTTAGATTTAATAATTATTCATCATCTTCAGCTAATCCAGCATCTGGAAGTTTTTATTTGATCGTCTTAAACTTATAACATGAAATCAATAATACTAAAACTTTTTTACCAAGGCTACGAGTTCATCGCCTTCTCCCTCTGCTGCGGCTTTATTGCCTCGTTCTTTATACCTATTAAGGGATTCTTGTTGTTTGTAATATTTGTTGTTTTTTCTGACACATTTACTGGAATCCTTGCGGCTAAAAAAAGAAAAGAGACCATAACAAGCAAAGGGTTATATCGAACATCGCAAAAGATACTGACTTATTTCTGTGGTATAATGATATTTCATGGAGCAAGTATAACTTTTGGGCTACCTTCGCAGATTGTTTATAGTGTTAGCTTTCTAATATCATTTACAGAACTTTACAGTATTTCTGAAAATATAAAGTCAATAACTGGAGTAAACATTGGAACGGCTATTTTAAAATTCATTAAAAAATAATATTATGCAGACTAATTTAAAAGAGGTTTTAAAAAGCGCAGACACAATAAAGTCACCTTTGGGCGACATTAGTTGTTACGCTTTCAATTTTGCGGAGCTATCTCAAGAGATTTCAGTCTTTATTAGCCAAGATGGAAAGAAGGTTAAATTCACATGGCGCGAATATATCCAACTGGCTCAAATTATTTGGGACAAAATTAAGGAGACATCACGCGAATGTGCAGGTAAAGAGATAGAGGTAAAACTTCCTCCAAAATTATCAATCGTAGGCGCAGCTTTTGCACTGATCGGGTTTAAGTTATAGGCGCAGAGAATCGCTACCTTAGTGCCAAGGGGATAGGATTAATTTCTTATCCCCTTAAAAATATAAAATATGAAAGCAAATGATTTTTTAATATGCCTTGATGCCGGGCACGGTGGCATGAGAAACGGAACAGGCCCAGAGAAATACGTTACCTATCCTTCTAAGTGCTGCCAACATCGCACAGGCAAATTTCATTCCTATGGATGGTTTTTCGAAGGAGTATTTAATCGCTCATTAGCTAATTATTTGGAGCAGTATCTTATTGATTATGGATTCCAAGTAAAAAAGATATATGAGCCTATCAATGACACAACATTGAATAAACGCTGCCAACTTGCCACATCCTACGCATCTGTGGCTAAACACTCTATCCTTGTTTCCATTCATGGCAATGCTGCCTCACCTACTGCCAGAGGTTGGGAAATATTTACATCGCCAGGACAAACTAAGTCGGATCTTCTTGCGACGTGCATCGGTGAGCAAGTTAAAACTGCTACACCAGGCTGGGTGCATAGGGCTGATTATACAGACAATGACTTAGACAAAGAGGCAAGGTTTCAAATGCTTACCGGTGTAGCCATGCCTGCTGTGTTGTCGGAAAATGGATTCTTTACTAATTATTCTGATGCTGGATTAATGATAGATGTTAATTGGCAGCAAAGTATTGCTAAAGCGCACGCAAAGGGCATCTTAGAATACGCAGTGCAGCAAGGTGTAGTGTGGGAATAAAAAAGGCGCAAGTATCTCTCTTGCGCCTCTTAGACACCTTAAACATCAACAAACACTATTTAACAACTATATCCTGCAATAACTTATTTAATAATCTAACGGCAGACTCTTTCACATCCTCTTTCTCATTGTTTATTTTAACTACCTGCCAAAGCAAAGATACCATTCTTTCTGGATTCATATACTCGTAAAATTGTTTGTTTCTTTCATCTTTAGAATTGTAAAAAGATACAAGTGTTGATGCGGAGGATACTACATTATTTGTCTTAATGCCCTTTGGATACTTTGCTATCATAGCATCACAAAGTGCTATTTGCTTTTTATCCAGTCCATACGTTTTAGCAGCCATGTGTTCCTATTTTTAAAAGTGAAAGTTTAGTTTTCTCTTGTTTCATGCGATGTTCAATAATGCCCATAAACCATTTATCTTGCCTATTTTTATCTTTTAGCGATTCAGCTATATAAATCTTTTCAAGATTGTTAAGACGTTTTCTAATTACTTTTTCCTGTATCATTTGAAATATGCTTTTGATATTAACGCTAATTGGAAAGCGTCAATTTCATCCTGTGATAATTTTTTGTTTCCAGTCACTTCAAGTTTCATTCCTTTAATTACGGACATGGCATAATCCAACGTCCATTTGCTTCCTTTGTCTTGTGGTGATATTCCTTTTACAGTATGTCCGTACAATTCTAACCAATCAATAGTAAATCTACTGGCTCCTTGGTTCATGCCGACATTTCGGCTGATCTTTGTTCGTGACTTGCCATCGACATATTTTCTAAAAGTAATATTTTGCAAAGAAGAATCTTCGACTACTACTTTTATATCTGTTGCCCATGTTAAAGCGTCTTTTGCCCAGTCAGCAAGTTTCTTGTACTTTCCAAAATAAACTTTATCCTCATCAATAATACAAACGGCAAATCCGTTAAGCCTCATAGATGGGTCAATGCCTACGAATTTTGCCATAAGTTATTTTTTTATTTAGAAAGTTACGTTTAAAATATTTGCTTACAAATTTTAGCAATCCAATATAGTCATAGTATTTATTTTTATACTTCCATTTACCTAATGATGGAATGTACTCAAGATTTTGTGTGCCGTAGGTCATGAACATGGTATTATCATAAGTAGTCCTTGAATATCCATCCCACAAATTAATGCCAGATAGTAAATCATAGGTAATCGTATCAACTGTATAGCTTTCATTTGCCTCACTGTAATAGCGTCTTTCCAACAAGCACTTATCTATCTTTTCAACGCTCATCGCATTATATGCAAAGAAGTGATTATTCTGTGCTGGTAAATAGGCTACTGTTAGCATAAAACAAACGGCCATTGTAAACTTTATCGGCTGCGTGCTGCTAATGTTTGTCTTAGTTACCTCCCTTACTACTCTCCTCCTTGTCCTTGGCTCTTTAACACCTATTCCGTATGCCTCTATGCCTTTTTCGATAAACTGTATTTCAAGAACATAGCCAAAGCAGATAATAGCACCAATGAAGAAAAACATAGCCCAAAATTCTGCGCCAGTGCTTTGACCTTGAATACTAAACCACAATTCTAACAATGCTATAACTGTAGCAATAGCAGCAACACGCGGAGGATATTTACTGCGCTTGTCGGATGGGTTTAGGAAATCAATGAACACAACTGCAAACCTGCCAAACTGGAGCATGAGTGAGGCAGGAATAGAAAGCAGCAAGGGAAGGGGAAGGAAGTACACATTAAGAGCTGCGGTAATAAGGTATGTTAAAATTATACCTGTAAAAATAATCTTAGGCATTGAGGATGTAATGTCCTGGAATAGCCATTCAAAGTTCTGATTGTTAAAATTCTTTTTCATGTTTGTGATGTTTTAAT